CTGGATTATTTTCGTCAAACATGTGGGCTGTAGCCAGTTTTGCTATCTTTATCATTCCTCTGCCTCCTCTGAATGCGAGCCTAAAGATTCAATCGCCTCCATAGCCTCCCCAATACCATCAAACACCATACCGTCATACAAGATATCATCAATCCGGTACCCCAGTTCATCGCCATCGGATGGGGCTGCTACCCTCAAGGTGCAGATATCCATACCTTTGTATTCCGTTACCTTTGCATATCTATTGCTTAAGTGCTTCATTTTCCCTCCTCCATAAATGTGTGTTTTGATTACTTGGACGCCTAGAAAAATCAGGACATATTTCAGTCCTATCATATGCCGGTCGGAGAAATGCTGTAGTCATGGGTGATGGATATTTCTCCATGTCCTTTATTGCTGCCATTCTTTGGCGTTCTGAATTGTCACTATATTGATTTTTCATTTTGTTATCTGGCAATTTAATTCCCCCTTTCCTGAATGTTATCCCTGGTATCCCATGTGTAATGCATTCCGGGTATTGTTATAGTTCTAGGGCATTCATTCACATAATCAATCAACCCTATCTCTTTCATATCCCGCAGATATCCCCAGATAGTAGAGCTTGATGTATAACCAACCCCATCCCCTATTTCTCTGGTTGTGGGGGGATAATCATGCTTCAACATGTATTGTTTTACAAACACCAGGATTTTTTTATGTATTTCCTTCATTTTCTCCTTCCCCTACCCAGTCTTTTACCTGTTTTAACATCAATGCATCATAATCGGTATCTCGTTGTTCAAAATTGTGAAACTGATTTTTACTGCCTTTGGCGGTCGATTCCTGCCGCTGGCTTCGTACCCAGGTCCTTACCGAGGCTTTCCAGTCCTTCATCTTATTTTTTCCAACCATCCATCCCTTTGATGCATAAAAATCAACAAAACTCTCTGGGTCAATGCCATATCCATTCAAAGTGCAATAATCGGACACATCCGACACCGAAGGTGGAGTAAATGTTTTTTTATTATTATCCTTTACATTATCCTTTTCCTTTACATTATCCTTTTCCTTAGGTTTTGCTTTGGTTATGGTTTGGTTATCGCTTGGTTTATTATAATTGGATTCTAGGTTATTGTTCGGTTCTGTTTTGGTTACTGGCCTACCACCCTTGGTTCCGTTTTGGTATCTACGATTATTCGCATCAATTTGTGGTTTTGCCATTAAAAACATTGCCGATGCAACACCTGCTGATTTAGGTTCTATTTCATCAAGTCCATATTCTAAGATTGCTGTAATAGATTCCAATCTTTCTTTTTCCGGCAGCTGCTTAATGGCTTCCCAAAAGCTGCGATAAAATACAACACTATCTCTCATAATCCAGTACCAAACATACTCAGTTGTCCAGGGATTTCGGTATTCTTTCTTTTGTTCTTCTTATTTCGTCCTAAAAATAGCTGTGCGCCACGTTCTGCCGCCTTTATGCTCTCTATCCGGCTATTCTGGCTTTCCAGCCATTTATAGGCTTCTTGCCGTCCCTGTGCATCGTCACGGGGTACATAGTAACCTTTGCCTGTTGGCAAGGCAAGAATCACTTTATTATGCCTTAACATCTCTACCGCGGTTCTTACATCTCTGTCCTTTTCTCCTGTCTTGGATACTAATTCATCCCGGTTCAATGCATTCTCTTTTCCTACAAGGAGCGCATTATATACTCTTGCTTTAACTTCTTCACTAACAGTTCGCTTATTCTTCAAATAATCCCTCCTTTCGGGACGGGTAAAGGAGGTTTGATAGGTCCCGTCCCAGGGTCATAGCAATCTGACCAGTAATCATTACCGTTGTATGTATCATCCCGCAAGGGGAATAGATACCAAAATGTCAGTTTAGGCAAGTAAGCGATACCACCGTGTTTTCATTTCGGCTGGTATGCTTTGCCCTCGGTTCCGCTCTCCTGTCCAGTGCGTTCCACCAGCTTCTCCGTCACAAATAAAACCGCTGGCTTTTAGGCTGGTTCCTGGCTCACTCTGCAAAATATAGGTAATGATTTTTCGGTATCCCATATCCTTTGCAATCCGACAGCACGCTCCATATAACATGCTGCACGCATTGTATGTACCATCTGTACATAATCTGTTGATTTCGCAGGTCAGGCCATCATCCAGGAATCGGCTCACTGGACGACCGCATACAGCACAACCAATAAGTTGTTCACCCTCATATAACCCCACCGAAAACTTATGGCCGACCGTGGCCTTGTGATGGCGGTGAAAGTGGTTAATAAAGTCACTGGCTTGCTTAAATGTTATAGGTCTAATTTCCGTTTTATTTCACTCCCTTCGGCAGCTAAATGTTAATATTACTGATTATCAGTTATCAAACTTGATTCCGTACACCTTATATCTGTCCTCAAACTCTGTCATCCCTATGTTATGCGCTTCTGTATGGTGCTGCCGGCATAGACATATTTTCCGGTAATCCGAATCATCAACCTTCCTCCGGTCATTACCCATGCCGATAGTATCTACATGGTGTATTTCACCCTCTCGACCGCATATGGCGCACTTCCGAAGTTTTAAGCATGCATACAGATAATGGCCTATATCATCGGTACGGTTAAGTGCAAAATCCAGCAGCGGTATTCCCTGTTCCAGCGCATAATCCAGCATGGTATTGATAAACTCCCTAGCCGTATCCATAGAGCAATCAGACAGTGAAAAATATCCGCATCCGGTCCGGTTGATATGTAAATACTTAAGCCATTCTTTCTCAACCTCCGGCACGTTCCCAGAATAGGCAGATATGTCATTGACTGTGGCGTAAATCTTTCGGCGCTGGTCGGAACTGATATGCCTACCATCGTCAAGCCATACGCTGCATCTATTCATGTGCTTATCAACGATTGGTTCCATAAGATTTTTTCCAGGAATAAATATCTTTAGATACGTTCCCTCTGGAACAAGCTTGTATGCTATTATGTCTGCTGCCTCATGCATATAATTACCTCTTGGGGTCATTCCACGGTAGGTCACCATCCTGTATGTCATCCGGTGGCGTGGTCGCCCTTTCCTTGTCCGGTTTCTTGTTAAAGATTTCCATAGCATCCCTAAACTGGTCCATTGTCATGTCATGGATATCTGACAGGTTATATGCAGCAAGAATCTGATTCAAACCTATTCCGGTACGCTTGAGTTCCACAAAAATCGTATTAATGTGTACTTTTGTCACGCAATCCTTTTGTGGTTCCACTGGCTGATTCTCAGACTCGCCCAGTTTATACACCACCTTTTTGCTCTTGCAACTCTTGATTTCAAGCGCATTAATGTTGCGGTTATCATCATATCCGATATGTGATACATAAAATCGGTCGTAGCAACTATATTTTACCTTGCCGTTGCGGTCTTTACCGTTCTCATAGATTTTACAGGCATCTTCTCCAATCCATATAAAAGGGGCAGTATATAGCTCACGTCCAATACCCCAGTTAAAACAAGCTCGCTTGAAGCTGTCAGAGGCAAGCCCTTTCTCCTTTTCTGTATTACTTTCCGCACCGGTATCTTCTTTATCAATCCATTGCTTCTTACCATCATCCCATATTGATACGATGCAGTTTGCGTTATCCCTGCAATGTCTCCGCTGCCATCCCATTGGGCCTACAGTCTCGTCAAGTATATTCTGGTCCACTCTGGCATCCTTGTACAACAACAGAGATAAGCCATTTTGGGATACCGTTGCAATGCGGCAGTCTATCTCATCCTTTTTAAGCAGCCGAAATTCAAACTTCGCATTCCCCATCCATTCCACACTCCTTTTCAGTCACCCGGCTGGCCCACATGTCAGCCATATGTAAAAGCAGGTACAATGGTGTCTCCTTACCCTGTATCTGATATTTAAAGTTGCCGTACATACCATTGTGCATCAGTATTGCCCAGTTCTCATCCTCTGTCAGATTAATGTGACGGCCTGCAATCTGTATGGAACGTACTTCATGGTCAATGTACAGAAGTTCTGGATTTCCGATATAAGGTTTCGTGGGGGACTGATATGGTTCTGCATTCTTGCCGCGCCCCTTGAGCATGTTGATAATATAGTTCGGTTTCCCAAACTGTCCAGCCTTACCAAGGTCATGAAGCAATGCACATATGATGACACTGCTCTTATCTACTTCTGGATGCAGGATGCTGGAAAGCTTGTCCATCAGTTCATATACATTCAGGCTGTGTTCAGCCAGTCCTCCAGAGTAGGCCAGATGGTACTGTGTGCTGCATGGCGCTGTATAAAATCCCATCTCATCCATTTCCACCAGCAGTCCAGCAATGCCCTGTCTGCCAGTTGATAATAATAATTCCTCGGTTCTATTCTTAATGTTCTCCATACAAATATCCTCCCTTTAAATTTAATTCATATTGAAACCCATTCATTGAGTGGATGGAATCCTGCAAAGACCTCCTACAATCCCTGCGCTCTGTTTCCCGTTTCTGGCACTCATCACATATATGCCCTTCTCCTGGGTCAAGATAACAGCCGCAAAAATCACAACGATAATTATTCATCCTTTTTACCCTCTATATTCTCGTATGTTCTTCCTTCTAAAATTGACCTCATCACAGCTATAGATGCATACTGGTCCGCATCTATAAAAATCAACGCTGACTTTACACGCCCTTTAAGCTCTATAAGATTTTTATATTCGCTAATATTTATTTCAACTGTTCTTTCTTCCATCTTGCAAACCTCCATAATTTCTGATATAATCAGACTGAATTGTTTTTTGTATTCGGTCGTTTAGCTCTGTCAAGCTGACGACCTTTTTTATTGGCTTACCATATCCAGTGTACCGGCTGGCATTCACCATTGCTCCGGCCCGGTTGGTGCCATTCCGGCGGCGGCTCATAATATCACCGCCACACATATCACCAGCAATCCGCTTAAGACCATCACCGCAGCGGTTAAACCGCGAATAATCATACGGTCTTTCTGCCGCGGGCTTAAGTGTGTTTTACCAACAGGTATGTATTCAAGCTGTTTCAACAAATTTCATCTCCTTTCCGGTCAATTGCAGAAGTATCTGTAATTTTTCTATTGTCAGTTTTTCAGGGTTGGCTTTACGCTCTCTAAACGAGCTTGTACAAAAACCCAAATACAAGGCCAGCTCATTATCATCAAAGTTATTTCTTATTTTGGCTTCTTCTATCAGTAGCCGGATGCTGTCCTTTTGCCATTCTGACGGCTTCTTAGATTTCACGCTTTACTTCCTCCTTTTAAAATACTGATAAATAGCAGCCAATATAATGATTAATACCTCGCCAAAGATAGTGCAGATAACTCCCGCTAAAAATGGATTAACATACATGGGCTATCTCCTCCTCTTTCTCTTGATTCCCCGGCTCTTGCCGTTCTTCTTAATCCTGGCTCGCTGTCCCATTCTCTAAATCTCCTTGTGTTCCTGTGTTGATGTTGTTCAGCCCAGTGCCATCCTGGGAAACATAATCATATGTGCCGGCAGTATAAAGCCATGCAACATTGGTTCCTATTAGCGCTGCCAGCGTTACCAAGAACGCTATAAACCAATGCTTTGCATTCCTCTTGCTTTGCTCTATTACCTCTACAGCAAAATACTGTTCCAGCCCTTCCCATGTTGGCTTGTCCTTCTGGTTTTCAATGTTCATAAATATTTTCCTCCTGTGCTTGCGTAATACAGGAGAAAATGATAAAATATTCCTGTATCCGCATTAGCCTGTTTAATGTGGTTACGGCTCCGGTTGGTGTTGTGGCACCGCCGGGGCATTTTATAAATCTAATCTTCTGTTTCTACGAGTTCTCCATCTTTAAGCGTGTACCATGTATCTGCTTTGATGTTTACTCCATCAACAACTACCGCTTTCCAGCTGGAAATTTTATAGCTATTTTGTTCTTCTTCTGCAATAACCAAAATTGAACCTAGCCCTCCTTTTGTTTTTACCCATTTTCCTCTTGCAACAGATAATCCATTTTCGCCTGTTGATGATTTCCCCCCACTTGTTGCTGCTCCGTGGTTCCCGGCTGTTGCTGCTCCGTAGTTCCCGGCTGTTGCTGCTCCGCGGTTCCCGGCTGTTGCTGCTCCGTGGTTCCCGGCTGTTGCTGCTCCGTGGTTCCCGGCTGTTGCTGCTCCGCGGTTCCCGGCTGTTGCTGCTCCGTGGTTCCCGGCTGTTGCTGCTCCGTGGTTCCCGGCTGTTGCTGCTCCGCAGTCCCCGGCTGTTGCTGCTCCGCTGTCCCCGGCTGTTGCTGCCTTAGATTCTATACAAGTTGTTTCAATCTTTTCCTTGGTATATTTGATTGCTGCATTTACAATTCCAGCAATACTCAACTGCGCACCAATGTGCATCTTTGTTGATGCAATTTTACTATCATCATGTCTGCTTATATCTCCACTCTGCTCTACCTCGCAATACACAGATTTTGATGGTGGATAATATTTAAAACAATCAAGTGGGTATTCACATGCATGCATACCGCATTCACAAGCCACAGCCTCATCTTCCTCGTAATCCTTTCCCACTTCATATTGTTTATCTTTGCAGGTCATATCCTTGTTAAAACCTTTATACGATTTTATTATTTCTTCCATTAAACCTCCTACTCTAAGAAATATTATTAGTAGTACGTCTGGAATCCTCAAAAGCTTTTATATCCTCTTCGCTTATGCGGTATTCCCTACCAATTTTAATTGCTGATAACTAATGGGAAACGCCTTTACCCATAGATTTTCCACATACTTCAAAATAAGAACGTTTTCCATCACTGACTAACCTAAACTTTGGTCCGTTCATTCTCTTTCACCTCCTACTTTGAGAAATACTGTTGGTCGTACGCCGAGAATCTTCAAACGCTTTTATATCATCTTCACTTATCCGGTACTCCCTACCAATCTTGATTGCTGATAACTTCTTTTTGCGAATCCAGTCCCATACAGTAATGACCTGTACAGCGTAACGAGACGCCACTTCTTCACACGTAAACATTTTTGGCAAAAAAATCCCACCTTTCTATAAAATAATACTTGCGTTTACTTCGGTTTAGTGATATACTTTGTTTACCAGACGAGGTACATCACTAAACCAATACAATGGCATTGATTTTACATCGTTCTACCGCTGTATAGGTATACTATACCACTATACACCGAGGTAGTCAATACTTTTTATTGTGTTTTTTCGATGTATTTTTAAAATACAAAGAAAGGGGTAACAATGTACGAAGTTTTTGAACTACTTCTGAAAAAGTTTGGGATAACGGCTTATAAATTCTGTAAAGACACAGGCGTATCCCAATCAACAATTTACACTTGGAAAAAAAAGCATTCGCTTGTGGGGCCAGAAATAGGAAGAATAATTGCAAATTACTTTGGAGTCACTATTGACTATCTAATGACTGGGAAGGAGGAATCCCCAGAAGCAAAGAAGCCCACTCTTTCTAACATTGAAGAGCTTAATGTAATTAATGATGTTGACGAAATTATGAAGCGCATAAGGAACAACGAAACGGTTGTCCTAAGATTTAACGGCGAGGATTACTCGGGGGATGAGGATGAGGATAAATTATTAAGAGACTCACTGTTATCTCTTTGTAGGGCGGCTAAGATTAAGAAAAAGCAGGAAGGCTTTGGAGAGTAGCGATTGGAGATTAAAGATACTGTTTTGAATCTGGTTGAAAAATACGGAACCAGAAATCCTATGGAAATTGCGGACTATTTAGGTTTTATTGTACAAAAGCATGACCTGGGTCAATACTCGGGTTACTACATAGAATACGAAGGAGTACCGTGTATATGCATCAACTCACGCATTACCGATACCAAATACAGTGATATTGTCTTAGCCCATGAAGTAGGTCATGGGGTGCTACACAAAGGTACTGAATGTATGTTTTTTGGAGGAACCTTTTTTAGTAAGGCTAAGCCCGAGCAAGAAGCAAACATTTTTACTGCTGAACTTTTAATACCGGACAAAACTATATTGGAAAATCCAGGAATGAGCAAAAAACAACTCGCTGGATTAACGGGATATAGGGAAAAACTTTTTGATTTTAAAATAATCGGAAGGAGGAACTGATTTTTTGAGTATTAAAGGAACTACAAAAGAGTTATTTATCGGAAAAGAAGAAATAAATATTTTCAACTTTTTTGGCTCTAAAACAACACTGCAATATTCTAATATGAAAAAAATTGAATATTGTTTTGCAACCAAAATCAAATCTGGTTATATGAATTTTATAAGCCGTACTAATGAAAAAACCACTTTTGAGTTTGCATATAAAGCTAATGAACCTATTTTACGAGCTGTAGACTATATATCCGAAAATTGCCCTGATTTGCCTATGGTTGAAACAGAACAGCAAGAACAGGCTTTTGCTCAAACTCCTAAAGAAAATAAATCAGGTTTAAAATGTCCTAAATGTAAAAGTCATAATGTGGACTTATGGTCTAACGAAGCCAACTATCATATAAAACAAAAAACATCTGTAAATTTGAATCCTTTGCATCCTCTAACAGTATTTAATACAAAAGAGGAGAAAAAAGAGAAAAAATCTGCTGCAAAAATTGGACTTGGTATAGCTACCGCTGGAACCTCTTTGATTTTTACTGGAACAAAAAAGAAAGCGCATAATGAATACTATTGTCGTGATTGCGGAAACAGATGGATTGGTAAATAAAATAAAACCGGCCCCTGCGCCAACAGGAACCGGCCTACATACCCGAAGATATGCACTATAATTCGCACTTATATTGTACCATCTTCGGGGCGGCTTTGCAAGATATTTGCGGAGCTGTATTTTTTATACCTATTTTTAGGAAAATCAATTGAAGGAGGAAAGAAAAATGACAAAGAAAGCCCCGAAAAAGAAAAAAGGAGAATTGCCGTCTGGAAATGTCCGAGTGCAAATATATTTGTATACAGATGATAAAGGCAAGCGGCATTACAAAAGCTTTGTTGCCGCATCACGTAAAGAAGCAAAGGAAATGGCTACCCGATGGAAATTAGATATGAAAGATAAGCCCATAAAGCAATACAATGAACCGGATGAGGACGAGGACGAAGATATAACAGTGAGTCAGGCTATCGAACGTTATTTGAGCGTCAAGAAAGGCGTTTTAAGCCCTTCCACGCTTAGAGGGTACATTGGCATGCAAAGACAGTATTTCGGCGGAGCATTTGGGCGTAAACGGCTCTCAGAACTAACGAATCCATCTGTACAGATATGGATAAGTGATTTGGCTTCTAAACAACTCTCTCCAAAGACAGTCCGTAATGCCTATGGCCTGTTATCTGCATCACTGGAGATGTTTGCACCGGATTTAATTCTAAAAGTTAAACTGCCTCAGAAAAAACGTCCTGACTTATATTGCCCCAATGACAATGATATTAAAAAGCTGCTGGAGGCAATCAAAGGTACTGATTTAGAAATAGCTGTTTTACTAGCAGCCTTTGGACCACTCAGGCGCGGAGAGATAAGCGCCCTTACTGATAAAAATGTAGAGGGTCGTATTATCCATGTAAGAGACAATATGGTTAAGGGGCCAGATAATCAATGGTATATCAAGCAGCCAAAGACGGATGACAGTACACGGGACGTAGAAATGCCGGCATTTGTAATTGACAGGATATCCAGCAAAAAGGGAAAGCTGGTTGACATGAACCCGGATTACATCACACACCGATTCGGACGAGTACTCAAAAAGATTGATATACCCCACTTCAGATTCCATGACCTGCGGCATTATGCTGCATCCATTATGCACGCCATAGGCATACCAGACCAATATATTTTGCAACGGGGAGGATGGGCCAGCGATAATATCATGAAAGCAGTATACAGAAATGTGATTGACCTGGAAACTGTCCGGCAGAATAAAAAAATTAATAAGCACTTTGAAAAATTAAACAGCATGTAATAAATAGCAGTTTTTTCGTGTTGCATCGTGTTGCATATATAATAAAAAATAGCATATTTTCCACCGTGGTAGGCGTAGGAAGTGCTGTATCAAAACACGAAAAAACCTTGTAAATACGTTGTTTTTCCCGTATCTACAAGGTTTTATGGAAGAGCTGCTGACGGGAATCGGACCCGTAAAATACAACGGTTTTATGCGGTTTCCAGGCTCCGTGTTGCATTTCGTGTTGCATATTTCCGAAGATGGTATAATATTTATAGAAGCGTCAGTGTAAAAATCTGGCGCTTTTATATTGAGTTAGAATCCTCTATGTACCAGATTTCCAGCGCCCCATTATCCTGACTATGCCAGCAGGCTCCCTCAAACGGTCCGTTTGGTGTCGGGTCAAAGTAATACCAATCTCCCGAACCGTCAACCGGGTCACATGTGCTGCCATTCCAGCGGTGCCAGCTCGTGCAAGCATAACCATCCTTATTAAATAAGTACCAATGGTGATTTATGATACACCACTTATTAGCCGGGTAAGTTCCATCTGGTCTGCGGTACCACCAGCCGTTATTGTCCTTAATCCAGCCAGTGCGTTCCTCTGTCACCCAGGTTTTCATAAATTCATCCGGTGTACGGTAAAGCTTTTTAATTCCAGATGTGCTGCTCCCCCAATCTGGAAGCTGAAAATGTGGCTTGTCCATAATGGATTTCCAATTTCCTCCCCACTCCAGGCCAAGAGATACACCAATAGCACCTACACGGTTAAAAAAACCATCAGATTCGTTGTAAGCTCCGGTCCCATCATTGCGAAAGATATCAAAAGCAGTCCCCCACTGATGATAGGAGCTATAGCTGCTACCGGGCGCATTAGTTACAATGTTGCCCGGTTTAGTCCTGCCCTGGGCATATAAATCATCCTGCTCTGCTACAGTACGCAGAGTTTCGCCTATCTTAATTTTTAATCCCTGTTTATTACATTCATCCACCAATTGACCTGCTAAAAGCTGCAAACGTGGATGGCACAATGTGATATCTCTCATAATCATCCTCCAATTATGCTGTTCTTCTGTTGCTCTGTAATCCATCCAAGTAATACAGCCCGGTTAAGCTCATCAATAGTTAATGGACCTTTACCATTGTTATATAATCTTTTTAACGTTGTATACATATTACACCTCCAACTGACTTAAAATCATTGCATCCACTGTATCTTGCAAGGTCTGTACTGTATCCCGGATATCTGGCCTACGAAGTTTAACTACCATAACGGTATCCTTCACTTCCTTGGTTTCATAATTCGGCGCTTCTTCGGTTCCGGTATTTACTGTTTCATAGGATATGGCATAATCCATTTTCTTTTGCATCTCCACCAACCGGGTAAATCCTGTTTTTACTTCCATCGGCTGACCATTCAAACCAAGTATGTAAATTTTTTCTGTGTTTGTCACATTGAATTCTACTTCTACTGTTTCAAAACTGTCTAGGCCGGGAAGAAACGAAAGGGTTAGGTAATCTCCTGATTCTTCCACCCCGTTTGTTATTAAGTCGTATTTTGTGTTGTTTGATAATTTTAATTGGTTCATTTGACTCCTTTCGTGGATATGGTTTTTATATAGCAAATAGCAATTTACCATACATAGACACCAGCAAAAAAATTAAAGATGGGTTTGCTAACGGTACAAGTTGGGCAGCTACAGAGGATTGTATAGTTTGTGGTTCCATTGGTTTTAACATCTCAGCTCAGGGTTGTAATGTACTTATAAATGGGATAAATATTTTTTGGGTCAATAATGATGTCACAGTCAATTCGTCAATGCCTATATGGTTTTCTGTGCGTAAAGGTGATACCGTACGATTTATTGGTTATAACAGTCAAGTTCCAAACCTTACGAACCTATATGCCTTCAGCACAAAATGATTATTATGATGGCTTATTAAATTTCCAAACCTGCTTCCAGTTTCGTCCGTCATAAAAATCATACCAGATACCGGTGTTGTTAAATGCGATTGACGCAATCTCACCGTTATCATAATATAGCTGGAATGCCCGGTCAGTTCGGTCAGAATACACGGCTGTAAAACCATTAATGTTCTTGACGCCGTTTAAAGTCACCTTTGCATTAGTTTTTGCTAAATTGCTATTTGCAGTAGCAATATCATCCGTATTTTTTGTGATTGCTTGCTGCATCGAATAGACCAGCGAGGATGACGGAACTGTGGTTTGTGAATTTGTTTGAACGGTTGAAATTAATGCTTTTAGTGTATCAATTATTTCATTAGCTTTTTCAACAGTTTCTTCCAGTTTATTTTCTGTTTTATTAAGATGTTCAGCATCAATATCCGGTTCAGAATTATTTACATAATTAGTTGGATTATAGTTGTCCATTTTTTCTAAATCATTTATTGCCATGCTCTCCTCCTATATGCTGCATTTTAATTCCCTTAATGTCATATTGACAACTGATGTACTTGCTGTGGTCCGCATAAATAGCGATATATATATAAATCGTGTTCCGGTAATATTGGATACATCAAAACTATTCGTTTTTAAATTGCCCGATGTATTTGGTATCTCTCTTCTCCAATAATCTCCCAGTCCAGTATTATAATCTTTTCCAGAACCGCTGGAAGCTCGCATATATATGTAATCACTAACATATCCAGTAGCCAGAATCATTTCACACCCACCAGATGCGTTGGCGAGGGAATATTTTAACGTTATTCGGTTGATATTATCAAAGTTAAGAGGAACATTAAATACAATTGCCGTTGTTACATAATCTGTGCTAAGAGGGTTTTCGATATGGATGTTATCCCGTCCAAAGGTTACGTCCCCTTTATAGTACGGTCCTCCTTTGCGCCCAAAGGAAGGAAAAGAGCTTATTGATTGTCCAGGAGCAAACACACCATTGTAATATGGCGTATATGGGTCGTCATTTTCATATCCTTCGTAAGTTCCTACAATAGTTGTGTCTCCTACCCTAATGACTACATTCTTTTTTATATTTGATGCAATAAGATTTGGGAGGCTTTCAACAAAAACGTCGCCTGCCATATATTTACCAGTTGTTTCTACTGTTTGCAAATCCGCGCTTGGAACAACGTACTGATTACCTAGTGTAGGTATATTTTGTGTTACTGTGCTACCCGCTTCATAAAACCCTTCTCCCAAAGACAGAGTCTGATTTAATTGTAGTTCATGCTTTTCAGGGTGTATAATTGGCATTGTTCCGATTTGTTCATCATCACTTCCACGGCCTAAGAATATTTTTCCTTTTTTTACGCTCGATGGAAGAGAAGTTAAATCACTTGTATCTGCATTAGCTCCATTTTTTTTAATTATGCAATCAGCCATTTTTAATCAACCCATCCCTCAAATGTCCCAATATATGGACCTATTTTAACTCCCTTTTTTATCACAGCGCTTGAAATCCCCGATATCCCACCAACAAAAACATTTCCAGTCATATATGTTCCTTTAACTCCAGCCGTTGTTCCATTGATGGAAGGGTCAACGTATTGTGCTCCCAATGTTGGAATATCTTGTTTTAATGTTATTGAAACAAAATACCCTTCTGGAATAGAAAACTTTCCGTTAATGGGAAAATCATGTTCCACATTGTAATAAGTAGGCATAGTTCCTTCTTGTGTATTTTCTGTTCCTGCACCAATAAAAGTCTGTCCATATTTGACATCTTCTGGTTTCGCAGTAAGATAATCGTTGTTAAACATACCGCCGTTATATAGTATACATTCTGCCATACTAGTTTCCTGCCCCTTTTACAAGAATTTGAAAATCAGTTGATGGTTTAGAGCCATAGCAATATAGTGTGACAATTCCATTTCCACTCTCAGCACTATCGACATATCCAAAAGCCTTTTTTCTCTCTCTGGCTACGCTTGCGCTTGGTTTATCCCCTAAATATGGACCACCAATAATAAGCCCTATGTTCTCTTTTGCTCCCGGAACACCCACTGTCTGATAATATGGGACAGAGGTGCTCCAATTTGCCGAAGGGACCATAATCCTTTTTATACCTTTGATATCTTGGATTTCTGAGTTGTTTTGTAATACAGCCTTATTGGTTTCGTTAATATCAGCAGCCGAAAAAATGTCTCCTATTTCTTGATACTCTGTTTTATCTTCAAGCGTTGTTAGGCCGGTTGACGCATCTGTGGTCATCTTATATTTTCGTAATCCAGAAAATTTGTCATTTTTAAAATTTGTTTTTAAATTCATAGATTAATACCTCTGTTTCCTATAACTTTGGTTCCCAATTTAAACGACAAATATTGAGGACCCGGATAGGACTTTTCAATCAAATTACCTAAATCATAAATGATTTTTTCTATGGCATTGGCCTGATAAATTGATGTGTATGTTATCTTATCTGGGGTAAGGGGAGTGCTATCACCTGTATAGTACGCGTTTCTTATTGCAACTATATTTTTTCTTAGACGTTCCATTTCTTTATCCGTCCTATGGTCCTCCGGTTTCCAATTTAGCTTGTTGTTTGTTATATTTCTATATCCATACTGGTTTAAAACATAAGATACCCATTTAATCGCCTGTTCGATTCGGTTGAGGTCTTTATAATCAATGTAGGCTTTGTCGGTCAATTTTATTATGTCTGTCTGTGTACGGTCAAAAATAAGGGATTCTAAATACTTACTCATGTATTTTTACCTCTGCCTTAATTTCGTTTGGAGAAAAACTATAATTGTAGCTCTCAATGATACCGGTGCGGTATCCATCGTAATCTGTATCAATCTTAACTTTCTGTCCCAATTTTTTGTTTCCAATAAGTACATCTCCCACAACATTTTCTGCTCGCTGATAATATGCATATACACGTTCAAGCACTTGCTGAGCATTACCATTGTTCACCAACGTTGCATCTGTTACTTCGCGAATATTTTTGTTAAACACAATATCGGGATTCTCTTTAAGTATTGATGTGGTAAGATGGTTGTATTTCTTTCCGGTTAGTATTACATTTACACCGGTTCCGGTTATGTAAGCATAGTTATCACCAAACTGACCAATGGTTCCGCCAGTTATCTCCAGACTATGATAAGGCTCACTAAAAATAACCTCTGCTGTTCCATTCAAAGTATCATTATATAGTTCTTGTGCCTCATCCGATTTTTGATATGTATGAACTGTTAGCCGGATTCCAGTGACAATATCAGAATGCTCCAATGTAACCCCAGAAAATACTTCATCATTCAAAAATTCACCACTCAAAGCATTTTCTTGCGGATAGATAACAATTCCATCGTAATTGCTTGTATCTGCAATAGCTCCAATAGCAAAGCATATGTATACTAATGCGTTTCTCTTTGTGGTATATGGTATGTATCCATAAAGAGGAATATCTGAAAATGATTCATCCAACAAATAATTAAAATCTTCATTCTCAAATATTTTCTCTAATACTTCAGAAACCGGCTGGCCTGTATATATTCCTCCAGCGAATTCATTGCCATCCAATACGCCCACTGCATCATGCGCGTCCATATGGTAATCCGTTTTGTTTTTCCTGGCACCGTTTTTAAGATAAAAATTTCCTATAAGCTCACCGTTGAAATATAAAGTAAGTTTCTGCTTTTTCTGTAAATCAAACGGTATATTGGATGTTGTCCTGACCGTGAAATTTAATGTGTTAATACTTATGCTTTCTGATATTGCATTGATTTCTTGCAAACAGTTTCTTTCCAATAATTCGTTATCTAGAAAATCACGGTATATACCATAATCTATTCTGGTAACAAATACTGGCCTTATGGGTTTTGATGTCTGCAAAAACGTGATTTCCAGTTTGCTATATCCTCTCACATAATTATTACAAAAATATCTAACTGAATCCGGGGAAAACTCCATATCTGACAAGAGGTTATTATCCGAGTACCACTTTACTCTCATTCGTGTACAATAATCTCCAGACATCATATTAAAAGTAAAGAGCAATCCTACACTGGTGAATTTTTGATTAAAGGTTACTGTAAGCATGGGGGATTCAATTATCTTTTCAGTTGTTGATTTAGGATATAAAAACATTCCTGGATGCAAACCTATTTGGGGCTTAAGTCCTTGTATTTGCTTAACATATCCGAACAATCCTTGTTCATTTGATACTTCTGGACTTATATATCCATACGGAAGTGGATTATCTGGAAAATTGATATACTTTCCATTAAGCAGAGAAAACCGTGGAAAGCATAGAGCATATCCGGGATAAGAAATATCATCTCGCTTTAATTCTGGAAATTCCTGCTCTATTATTGTCCCATGCGGATGTAAACCAGGGCCTGGATGAAGCCCTATTCTCGGTCTTAATCCAGGCCTTGTAATGGATGCTGTACTATTTTCTTTGGCATAAGGGGCCAAGTCGTCATAAACAATCTTTAATCCCTCAGTATTCTGTTCTGCGTCAGATAATATGGATTGCTTTAAAAACACATCACGGCCTCCTCTGCGGCTCCATAGCGGTAAAGGTAATGGATAACCCGGTCCAATGGTTACGCTCACCTTCTTTTCCGTTTTTGTTGATTTTTAATTCATCATCCCCGCTCGTTATGTATGCTTCAAATTCTTTGGTTACTTGACCATATGGAAATATCATGTTGTGATATTGAACCGGGGCGGAGATAATTTCATAAAATGTATCATAGTCAGCTGGATTACTTCTTTCTGCATCAATATCGAGAGTGTAATTATAAAATGTACCAATAATATCACGATGCATCCGGCGAGACTGCACACGCCCAGAATTTTCACTATCTGTGACCGAAAAATTTCGCTTTAAGGATTTCACCCATAGGCGAAGATTAACTCCGTCTATGGTAAATACTCCGTCCACATTCTGTGCCATTATACGCTTCCTTCCGTTACCATTCTTACACCTACACGATTCTTTTCGTTGTTTCCGAATTTGACTACAAGCTGACCAAATCTTGTACCATCAAGTATTAGATCTGCTTTAGCAATCTGGTTTCTGCTAGATTTATTGCTCTCTGCCAAAGCTTCTTTGAGAGCTTGCTTCATAGTTGACAAAGGGGATACCACTTCTGTTTCACGGTTGTTATCTCCCAAGATAGCAGCAAACATTCCAGCCCGTGGTGGTACTACTGTTCCGGTTGCAAGCATTGGCATTTTATATGGGACTGCTGCATAGGCAGACATGGGATAGGCACTTCTTCCTCCATACCCACCAGAATATCCGGCAGATGCAGCACGCTTACCAGCATTAATTGCTATTGTAGCAGCAGCTATTCCAGCAGCTAATGAAGCAGCTACAACACCAGCGCCTACACCACCAGCCAAAGCGCCCAAAGCAACCGCCAAGATTCCTACTGCTGAAGCCGCTGCCAGTATACTTGCTATGACTTTTTCTGTTGGGGACATGTTGTTCCAGTTTTTGGCCAATACAGCAATCAGCGATATTATGCCTGATATAGCAAGGACAAGTGGATTTATATTTGATACAGTTCTTGCTAAAAGTGAAATAACACGTTCTCCAATTGCTAAAAATCCTCCAAGATTGCTTATTAATTGTCCTATTCCCAATACAAATTCTGAAAACTTCCACGCTGCAAAAAATGCCAGCACTGCAAGTGTAATATTTTCCACCAATGTCTGGTTTTGACTTACCCAATCCGAAAATTTAGTCAACCATTCAACAACTTTTTCTAATGCAGCTATGATAACTGCTCCGGTCCACTCTCCTAATGGCTGTAAAAATTCTTCCCATAACCATATTCCCAATGGCTTCAGTGCATCAATCACACTATGTATTGCTTTCAGGGCTGCTGCAATTAAATCAAATACGGTTGGCAACGCTTGCTCTACTCCCCATTTTGCAATTGGAAGTAGTACATCGTTAAGAAACCACAATAGCAAGTTTCCAACATCTGATACAATAGGTTTTACAGAAATTAAAATTCTGTCAAAGCTTTCCAATAAAGGTGAAAAATCCAAATCCGCAGACCATTCTTTTAAACTTTCTGATGCCTGACGGAAAAATCCTGTTATCTCAAGAATAATATCCCCAAGATGCCTTAAAATGTTTGTTCCAGTATCTCCAGATACCCACGCCTTATCAAAGTTTGTAACTAGATTACCAACTGTATCAACCAGATTTGCAAAAGTAATTAGTAAATCATCTGTGATTGCTTTCCCATATCCCTCTACATTCCACACCTGCATAAACGATGCGCCTACATCACTTGCAAGCTTCTTAATAGCAGAAAATGTATTTTGTAATGAACTCATTACCTGTGGACCATTTTCAAGCCATGATTCTTTAAGCGGGTCGAACAGTTTCCCAAGCGTATTCTTTATCGCTTCGGCCTGCAACTTAATATCGTTGGATACTTCCTCGGTGGCAAACATATCCTCAGGTTTAAGCTCGTTCTTATCTTCACTTTTTTTCTTTCCCGTTGTAATCTGTATCAGCTTATCAAATGGCGCTAATGCTTTTTCTGTTTCTTTGGCTGCATCTTTTGTTTCGTCTTTGGTTTTGTCCAGACTGTCCGCGTAATTCTGCTGGACCTTAACCGCTTTAACAAATGTATCCTTCCCGGTTAATGCTGCCAGCAGTTGCGCCGTCCAGGTAACGGCTTGGGATAGCAAATTGATAAACTGTGCTAGGGCCGGAGCTGCGTATTCCACCAACGGAGAAAAGGCTGTGCCAAAAGAGTTTTTAAGCTGGGTCATACTGGACATCAGCATGGATAACGCTTTATTGGTATCATCTGAATACTGGGCCAGATTATCCATACCTTCTTTTAATCCGCCCGTTACTGCGGAAATGGCACGGAATACAGTGCTAAATAAGATAGATGTTGCAAGCATTCGGCCCAATCCCATTCGTGCACCTCGGGATGCTTTCTCAGTACCTTTTAATGATTTATTGAGCTTACTTCCACTTTTGCTTGCCTTCTTTTGTTCATTATTAACACCGAGCAACTTTTTCTTGTAATCCTGCATTGCTTTTTTAGCCCGCTGCAATCCTGCTAATGCCTTGTCATATGGCGCATCGCCAAGTCCATAACCAGCCTTTTCAGCGTAATACAATGCATCTTTATATTGGTCCACCTCATCTTGCAAATTGCGTACACTTGGAGCAAGACTTTGTATGGATTTAGAAGCAGATGAAAATGTATGTTTCATAATGCCTGGAATATCCTTAAAAGCCTGAGGTAGCAATTTTATATAATCCATTGTGCCGGATAGCGTTCTTTTGATATCTTCGCTTCCTGTTTTTGCACCATCCGTTTTGATTTTAGTATCTATTAATACAGTTCCATCAGGTTGCAAAGATATCACCTCACTTTAGCAACTCTGCAAAATAATCAAATTCTTCTTTAGATTTGTCAGTGGATTTTTCAAGTTCACATAGCTTTTTATTGTTCTGTAAAAACTCCTGCTCCCACTTTTCTAAGCGCTTCCCTTTTGACAGTTTCTGCCGGATAGAAAGGACCTGAGAAAACAATCCGTCCCCAATTTCCATGAACCATCCGTAGAAAGTCCACCAATGGATTATCTGGCATCCGCGTGTTTCAAACCCTGCAATCCTGTTAACCGCCGGGAAAATAATTCCTGCGTCCTGTTCCCAGTCAATTACGCGCGGTGATGGAGTATCTTCATGCACCACACCACAGTCGATAAACCATAATGCTTTTTCTGCCGCTTCTGTTAAATCCTGCGGAGGCGGGATAACGGGCCAGTAAAGAATTTCAAGCATTGCTTGTGTTTTCTCTGGGTCAGACAATTCTTCATCCGCAAAGGCTGATAAAATATCTAATATTGCCCGGAAGTCCTCACGGATTTCATAGTCTATTCCATTAACAGAGAGAGAATATGGGAGGGACCACGCTGCGCTCATTTAACAGGAAATGGATATTTCCCAGGACCAGCATTATACTGTTGTGTATATTTCCCGGCTTTACTTTCCATTTCCGTGAAATTTTTACCCGTTTCCTGCTCTATAATTTTTTTAACACTCTCAAGTATCACCAGCGCCCAAGGGTCGCCATTTTCCATAGGGGTAAATGGACTGGCGATTTTGAAGAAGCCAGAAGTGTCTGCGTTAAATAGATAATCAAATTTTTCCTGAAGCGACTTTGCATATTTATTAATTATCTCTAACGACATTTCTTCCTTCTTCTTGTTATCAAGAGTTGTTTTTAATTCCATCCACATATCCTCGAATGCTTTATACACATTCTGCTGCCGCTCGAATATGTCAAGGTCGGTTGGAACAAATTTGAAAGTTGCCAGCACATCTCCATGCTGGTCCGTAAAATCGTAGTATTTAACTGGGCTTTCAATATTTATTGGAATATTAGGCATAATTTATCCTCCTTTACTCTGACAAAGAAGCTCCATCAGCCGTAAAAGTCATCGTTGTAGGGTTTACAGCGCCAAGAGTCCTATCACCTACATAGTGCACCGTATGCGTTGCAGAAACACCTTTCAGGCCTCCTGCAAAGTCTCCCAACTCAACAACACCCTCCTGCACCCATGCACGCATATTTCCGGTACTATCGGTTTTGTATCGCTTTACACAGAGATATTTCAATCTCAAATCTGACAGAGTTGCCCTTTCTTCCATGAGCGTATCTATCTTCTGAGCGTATTTACTTTCTCCAGATACATTGGTTGGGTCCACTGTCATGCTTTCTGCATAGCCGGTGATGTCATAGTTATTATTTCCAAGCACATCCTGGCTTTCTTCCGTCTCTGGATTCATCGAAATCGGCATATCTTCAACGCCTTTTCCAATAATTTCAAGTTTATCTTTTGTGATATTTGTGGTGCTTCCATCAGTTATCCAAAATACCATAAAGTCTTTTCTTTTTGCCTCTCCATCGGCATAAGTCCACGTTGCCACTGTCTTTCTCCTTTCAAATAAAAATATAGCGCCACTATACAAGGCTCTGCGTCTTAGCGTCTGGCTCTACCATCTTTCAAAATCATATTTATATTCTATCGATACTGGAAGTATCCAATCCTGCACACCACTTTCCTGCGGTTCCAGGCCATAAGAGTTGTCACGGGTAACTTTGGTTATCTTTCTTCCTTGGGATAATGTGGGATAATTTGATAATCGTTCCTCACTCCCATCAATCACAACCGGCTCACGACACAGCCACTTTCCGAACGTATCAAGAAATTCCTGTATGCTCATTTTCTGACGCTCTTTTGTGGATGATGTACGGTATATAATATAGAAGGGATACTGGCAGGTCTGGCGCACTCCACCTAGTACATCCTCAGTCTCAGAAAAGATTAAGGCTCCATTATCTGCCGAAAATGCAATCCCGCTATCCTCACCCAATTCTTCAAACTTAACGGTTTCATTTTCATACAAACCGGAAAATTGATTAAGCAAAGCCTTTACAGCAATTGTCAACACATCATATCCGCTTGCATCTTTTCCTATTGGTTTTCGTTCATCACCCACGTTTTCCACCTCCAGCCGTTTTCTTGGCTTGCTTTATCCATGATTTACCGTCTGCCTTTTTGGCCACATCAAACCATTTAGCCTGTGCCTTAGGATGCGCTGTTTTGGTATACTGTAAATCCTCTTTTGCTTTGGTTTTTCCTCCATATTGGCTTACTAATACCTTTTTAGTACCCTTTGTAGCCCAGGTACTACCAGTAACAACGCTAACCATAGTTTTACCCTGATATAAAAAACGACCAGCAGGTCCATAGGCAGCATACACTTTTCCAATCCCTTGTATTGCAGCACTTGCGGACCTGGTAACATCCACAAAATCGCCTGTAATCATAGGCATAAAAGGAACCATACTATTCATTACATTTCCGTCAAGTTCATATTGAGCATGCTGAAATTGTTTATCAAACCGGGATAATTTGAGCGTAATCTTTATCTCTCCATCAACAACGGAAAAGCCTTTAAAATGTGTTGTTTTGCTCGCCATATTATTTCCCCAATATCTCAAAGTGAGGAATCACAGAGTATGGACCTCCAACAGAGGATACCAAATATACGAAGTCATACCGATTATTCATATAAGCATAAAAACCGTCACGATAATCTTCATCGTTTACCGGGCCGTTATCCCATACCCCTTCCCAGAAAAAGCAATTATCCGATGCATCAAAGGTAATGGTATCGTCCAGCAAATCATTTACCTGTCTCATCCACTCCTTCGGAGGAAGCCACGGCAATTCTTTACCGTCAGCATCGCGGATTATCTGTTTACCATCCTGTAACTCGTAGACTATGTGTAACTCTGCATTATCCGTGCTGTCTGGCCCATACTTTTTTAGTATTGCGCCTTTGTCGGTATTAAGGTCAACGCCAGATAATACATGGGGATACCAAATACCAACACCTGTTGTGGATGATTCGTAGTAATTAAAAACTGTCACTGTGGCATTGTACATATTCACCACCTGTTATCGTTTCTTTTTTCTTTGTTCAACTTTTGATGCTTCATCCAATATTCTAGATGAGTCAAATATGTGACGTTTTTCAATAATTTGAGAAGCATTAGATACTTTTAATAATACTTCTTTTAGCTGTTTACCTATTTCTTGCAAAGATTCAATTTCATTTTGATATTTTTTTTGAGCGCTGGGATACTTCTTTATCCTTTCATTAGCTAAATCAATATTTCTATTGATAGTATCAATAGCATTATTTCTGATTTGTTCGGCCCATTTAACTTGCTTTTCTGAACCCTTTAAAGTTGGCAATCCTTTGAAAGAAATTTTCTGGTTTTTAGCAGATAATCCACTCGCCCCACCTCTACCACCCATTGCACAACACCTCATTAAACTTTTCTGTAAACGCTCGTACCCTCACGATATTCCCCATGCACTCATCTGGCACATAACCATAAAAGATAATCGTGTCCGGGCAAATGCGCCGTACCATTTCCTTGTAGCCTATCAGAAACAACTCTTTCTTTTCTTTGCTGTTCATCACGCCTAAAGACGATACCGCCACAACACCACCCTGTGGCTCTCCGTCAAAGCACCATTCAAAGCTGTCGGGCGTACTCCATGAAATCGTGGGAATAACTTGTATCCCTGCCTCTTGCAGATATGCGCCTACCCAATGTTTTCTATAATGATTGTATATCTGGATAGCTTTTGGAAAGTCTGTGTAGGTGGAAAAGTCTGGAGACATTACATAACGGAATTTTTGTAACATGGGTATGTATCGGTCAACATCCGTCCATAACCTATTGAATTGGTAATCATCAAGGAAGAAATGTACACCTTTCTTTTCAGGCTCTTTACAAGTCTTGGCATAGTTGAAACCAATCCAGTCACATCCTCCTTCGTAGGTTACTGGCTCTATCTGCGGTATGCCGTATTCTCCCACGCCGTCAAATATCTGTCGCTCCAGATTTTCATAATTTCTGCGGTTTCGGTAGTTATTCATTTATTGGCCTGCTTATACATCTGATTAACCCCCGTAGCCGCCAGACCAGACACAGCGCCGACCGCCACAGCCGTGATATAGTCTGATGCCGGGAAGTCTGGTATAGTACTCATACCAAGCGCGCCGAGAACACCGCCTACAACAGCCATAATGACCGGAATCCATTCGTCCGGTATCTTCTTTGCCGCTTTGCACCCAAGACCAACCACATAGCTCAGAGCCACAATAGCCACACATGTTCCTAATGTCGTTATGTCCATATTCACCCCATTCCGGCGTACAGCAATGGAACGCCATTATTATCTCTTACTCCCATCAGATACACCTTTGCAGTATCATACAGGAGCTTATTGGTTGCCTGTTCATCCCCTGCCGAAGAGTATACAGTACTCCAGGCTTTAGCTCCGTTAGCTATTTCAGAAGGGGATGCATAGCTGATTGATTCGGAACCGGATGACTTTGACGTGATAACGCCTGTGGTTGCGCCTACGGTGCCGCTGGTTACGCTTCCAGCAGCGGCAGATAGCGCCTGTTTTTCTGCCAGTTCCAAACCATACAGTTTATCAGCTAAGGCACATACGGCTTTCTTGATTTTGGTCTGCGCTCGTTCATTTTCTGGGAGGCCGTCAACCCATCGTTCAAATGTCATCCTGTCAAGAAAGTCGCTTGCCCGTTCTGCCTGTTTATCAAATGATTGGGAATCAGGTATGGCACTGCCGTAGTATTTTGTTGTGTAAAATTCATAGTCTGCATATGCCATATTGATTCCTCACTCACTCTGCCGCTTGCCTTTTTCTTTTAATGCTACACAACTTAGTACATTTTGCCATGACTTCCGCGAGGGTATATTCCCCCATGGAATCCGTCATGGATGACTGTTCCTTGCTGTATGTCACCTTACCATCCTTGATGTCGACCGGGTACAGCCTCCCGTTTGATACCATGTAAGGCAGCCCGTCAATGATTGTAAACCTCATACTGTACACCTTATCCGTTGGAAATAATCTGACCGATACGGATGTTCTTTGCCTTGTATGCAAGCTCCCAGTTAGCCTTGTTTCCAAGTTCTGTCTTGGTCGGGGATTCCCCGGAAATGCTTGCAACCTTGAGATTGAAGCCGTTCGGATGCAGTACACGGCCTTCCTTGGTATACAGTTTCTCGATACCTGCCTTTGTCTCCGCATCATAGTCTGTGTAATACGGCTCCTTGTAATTGGTCTTCTCTGCCGTCAGGATGGCACCCTGTCCCACGATTGTGGTGATGTACTTCGGGACATCACCGGATGCATCCACCGTGAACCGGTCAGACACTACCGGGATGAGGCCGTTGATTGTCGGGAGGTTGACCTCCGATGTCATGGCATTCTGGATGGTGTACTTGTTATAGTTCACAAGCCCCATTGCCTGGTATCTCGCAAATATGAGTGAGTTCATGATTGCGATTCCGAAACCGTTCGCCATGTCCCCAAGGGCCTTCTGCTGCGCATAAATCATGGTCGTTTCGTCAATCCTGTTGGCATCCTGTACGCTGCTCCCATCCGAAAGGGCGATGTTGTATACATGGTCTTTCATCGAATCCAGCCCCATGACCGCATTCACGATGTTCATGAGTTCGGACTCCCATACCTGCCGGTAATAGTCGGACACGCTGTTTGCGATATGCTGCATCGGGTCCGCCCCGGTAAGCTCCTTCGTGAAGTCCTGCGCCTTCCATGCCATCATTCTCTGAATCAGCATGGCGGTCTGCTTTCCACCGCTAATCTCCTTCGGCGTGTTGTTCGTGTTACCATCATTGTTGTACGGCTCATAGTCTGCAATGTCCATTGCCTTATAAAATGGCAGTGTAGCAACATTACCCTCGGAACCGATGAGGTTCATGATGGTGCTGTCCTGCTGGAGTATGCCGGATGCGATGATTGCATTGCTCCATGTGGGCTGCTCCGACATATAATCAGCAAACACTTCCGGGTCAAATGCAAACCCTCCAAATGTACCTGTTCTTGGCATGATTCATTATCCTTTCATACTGTTATAGAGTTCCGGGTTGCTGTTCTTGAGCGCAATCCTATCGTCAAGGCTCATTCCCTTCCAATCCGCTTTTGTTAATGTTCCTGCTCTTCCGCTTTTGCCGGCCGGGGCCGTGAACCTCGCCATGTTCTTTTGTGCCTGTTGCTGTGCATCATCAACAAACGCCGAAGCATCTTTTTCTTTCATTTGAGATAAAAGGTCATTCAGCCCCAGGATTTTACCATCTTTTAGCTTTAAATCGGCCTCTTTTACTTCTGCCATAATTGCACGTTTAGCTGCTTCGCTGGAAAATTTAATACCTTCAAATTCTGTCTTAAGCGCATCCGCGAAATCACGTTCATAAAGCTGTGCCTGGGCGTTCTTTTCTGCCTCTGTAGCCTTCTGTTTCCAGTCAGACAACTCTTTCTGCATTGTCTCCAGGTCAACCCCTTCAAAGCCTTTCAGCGTTGTTTCTGCTGCTTCTGCTTTTTCTTTCCAGGTATCCCGGTCAGTTTCCAATTTTGATATGGCCTTATTGTATTCCGCAGCATTCTTATAATGTTCCGACAATACCTTTTTCACATCTGACTGTTTGTCCTCTGGAATCTCAATTCCAAATGATTTTAATGTTTCAATAAGTTTCTGCATATATCCTCCTGGTCGTGTTTATTGACCTGCCGCCGCAGGTATGGATTAAGCCCGATGGACCACGGGCGGGGTAATGCACATGCCGGAAATTGCATCCGCTTTTCAACCTCCAGGCCGTTTACTCTATGAGCTAGGACCTGTTTCTATTAAGGACATGTGCTATAGGAGGGAGGTTCAAATATAGTAAAAAGCCATGCAAACTACATTGCTGTAATCTGTATGGCTCTGCGACTGGCGACTGGCTCTAAGTAATGCTTTTCATTCTTTTTATTTCACTTCCATATATATCCATAACAGTTGTATTCCTGCACTTTGGACAAAACACAGGTAAATTCTTGGCTTCAGTATCTTTTCTTATTTTTGTTCTTGTCTTATTATTACATATAGGGCAGTATACCCAACCATCCTTGACCATGTTTTCACCTTTTCTGTTTATTCTTATTCCCATTTTACCGTATTAGCGAAAAAAAATCGTCCCCACATTTTAATATCCCCTCTTGACTTTCCACGCATTGCGTGGTATGATTTATACATAAGATAAAGAACGAAGGAATAAAGGAGGACGTTATGAACAAAATTAAAGAATACCGCATAAAAGCACGTATGACACAATCTGATTTATCTGCTTATCTGGAAATACCGACTAGGACTATTGAGGACTGGGAAACCGAGAAACGGAATCCATCTCCTTGGGCGGAAGAATTAATTATTAGGCAGTTGGAGGAGCTTATCCATCCGTGCCTCATGAAACGATTTCTGGATAAGTGTTCCCATATCGCCTATGATAGACTTCTTGGAGAAAATGAAAATATATTTACTGATTCAAGGGATTTTTCTCATGATGAATATTATAAAATCGTACATGAAGAAATGAAAAAGATGGGAGTCGAGGATAGCGATTACGATTACTGCCCAAAAAGCATCGACCATAAATATTTGGAGAATGTACAAGCTGGGCGGGAAATACATGAAACCATATTATAGGAGGAATATCAATATGAAAACTTTTAAAGGATACATAAATTATGGATGTTTAGCTGCTGAGAAACATCCGGTATTTACTGAGGGCAATCCTCATCCAACAGCAGTAGAAAGCGAACCAATAGAATACACAGTGCCAGAAGGATGGGGATGTGACGAGACAGAGGCCGGCATTGTGTTGACGGCTCCGTGGGGTTGGACTTATACACCAAACGAGCTGATTCAAGGGAAAGAATCACCCTGTCTATGTGCAATCAATAATGAAGAAAAAGAAATCCATATTATGTTAGATTGGAATCATATTTAAAGGAGAGAAAACAAATTTTTTTGGTAATACATTTTCAAAAAGCGGTGAGATTATTCCCACCGCTTTTTGTTACATCATATTACGCAACTTTTCGATATATCTTTTCATGGTTTCCCGTTCCTCGCGGCAATCAGCATCTTTTGACATTTCTCCCAACTCTTCGGTTAGTTCGTCCATATGTTCCTCTAAGGCCGCAAGCATACGCCGCTTGCAATCTTCATCTTTTCCGCCGCTTCTGTAGCTCTGCTTCTGGTTCATGTAGTCATCATAGGCCGGTCCAGTGGCGCGACTGTAATGACCTCTGACGTAATGCTTTCCACGTGTGCCGCGATATGAGCTGTCATTATCATAGTCCTGTGACATTCCATCAGCACGGCTATAACGTCCCATGCTGTCGCGCTTGCGACGCGCTTCGCTGTATTCTCCGCCGTCCATTTCATCCATTACCTGATTATAATACTCTTCTTTACACTTCCAGTATTCTACGTTCTCCATGTCTTTCCACATGTCAATCAGTTTGTATGCGGTTTCAAGGTTGTTAGTGTTCAGGCCCTTTTCCGCAATCTTATCCAGCTCTTCGTGGATATTCTGCATCATCTTATAGCTCATAGCCTTACCCCCTTAACCTATTCTGCTAACAACAAGGTTAGCGTCTGATACTGTCGCTGCTGTGGCTCCAACGTTTTTTACTGATAGGGTAGCACAACATGGTTTGCACACCCTTACTTCTACAGTTGCCGCTCCATTGATTGTTGCGCCGGCGGCAACTGTGTTCTGGATTCTTGCACCGGGAATTCCTTCGCCGTCCTGCTGCACTTCAAAGATAACGTCACCTGCTGCGGCTGCGGAAAAGTTTCCGTTAAAGCCTACACGGTACAGGCCAGGAAGTAAAACCACCCTCCCAGAAAGTGGCTCGTGCCTTATATTTGGGCAATTACAGGAATATACCCGGTTTGCTGCAAACAGTACACTTCCATTGACTTCAACAGTCTGTGTGCCAGCAGTTACAAAATCTGCCATAATAAAATCCTCCTTATATGCACAGAAGGGCAAGCCTGTGCCTACCCCTCCATGTGTGTAATACTACTATTCAGTAGACATGTCCTTTTCGGACAAGATACGCAATATGCGGTTGTTTTGGTAGATAATCTTTTCCATGTATTCCTTATTCTCCTGTTGCAATGCTTCCATAATATCATTATTTGACACATCACCAACAATCAAAAGCAAATTTATCATTTGCAATGCAGTTGCATACAGAGCAAGATTATCGTAAAACTGTTCGTTTCTCATTAGCACCCGCATCCAGTATTGCATCCACAACCACAGTTAGAGGCATATGGATATGGCGCTGGAACCGTATAAGCCGGTACAGGCTGCGGCTGACGAAGCTGTGCAACGATTGAGTTACCAACTGCATCAATAAATCCGTTCTGGGCAGTCTGGCTTGCCTGGAATCTAAGGGTTTGATTCTCCGCCTGTAAGGTAGAAATCTTATCCTGAGTTAAGAAGTCAAGAATAGCTCTTGTATTGCTGTTGTTGTTGTCCAGAATATCCCTAGTTGCGGTCTGAATGGTGTTTCTGGTATCGCATGACTGTGTAGCCAGGTTATAATTTACACCATCAATTGCGCGCTGTGTCTGGCAGCAGCAATCATGGAGCTGATAGCCCATCTGGCATAAGCTACGGTCCACTCCGCTGAAACCGCTGGTAATGGTGTTGTTCAGCGCATACGTGCTATCACAAATGCCCTGCTGAATACCCCTTATACCATTTTCGATTCCGTTGAGGGCAAATCCCTCATTGATGTCTGCACGTGTTGCTAATCCCTGCAATCCTGCACCTCCTGCTCCATTGTTTCCAAAGCCGTTTCCATTGCCCCAGCCACAGAAAACAAATAAGAACAGTATAATAATCCACCATGCGCCGCCATCTCCAAAGCCATCATTGTTGCGGTTTGTTCCTCCTGTAGCGGCGGCAATGTCTGCTAAACTATAGCCTGAATCCATAATTGTCTACTCCTTTAAAATATATTTACAAAATCATGCGCATTGATTTATGTACTATTTTTTCATGCTATTAAGCATCTGCTGAAACTGCCGGGCCATTTGTTGGGCCTGGTCTAACTGCTGCTGAGTTATCTGGCCGGACTGTAGCATCTTCTGTACTTCTTCTTGAGGGTTTCCCCTGAAATTTTTTTTAAACTCCATGAATTTCTGTATCATTTGCATGGGGTTGTTTCCCCCACCCATTCCAGGAATTATTCCACCCATTGGAGAGCCACCACCAAGCATATTAAATAATGGATTCATTTATCTATTTCCCCTTTCCTGTTGGTGCTGTACTGGTTTCTAAAAGTCCATATAATTCATCATATTTTGCCTTTAAATCCTGATACTCATTTCTGGTAACATACTTTTCATCCAGATTTTCATCCGATGTAGATTCCTTTTTCCGTCCATTAACAATCTCTTTATATTCAAAAGTGCGGAGTGTTGGCATACCTGCTGCATCTGTTGTTTTAATATAAAAGTACTCATTTTCGCTATCCATCAGTAATATGGATGTGCTTGGCGCTACTAAATACGACTTTGCCCCGGCTTCACCCTGCACCCATAATATTCCCTGGTTGGTCTGCGGGACCTGTGAAACCTGCGTCTGTTGCGGCATTTGGTATGGTGCCTGTAGCTGCTGCAATCGGTCCATAGGTAGTTGCATCTGCGGTTGATACGGATATGCGTTTGGATATGTATTCAGATAGTTTGGATTGATAAATGGTTGCGGCATTATATCCCCTCCGTTCTTTTATAATCCAATTATCCCATAAAAAATAAGCCCTTGACAGGTCGTCAAAGACTTATAAAAGTATCACGCAAGTATCAACATACTCGGATTATTTTGTTGTTTACTTTTCTGCTCAATCTCTTTGCTGTGGATACACTTACATTCATTAATTCAGCGCAATACTCCAAAGGATAGTTCTTGGCCCGGTACTCAAACAGTGCCCGTTCTTCATCCGTAAAGTTACAATATGTACGAAAATAGTTTAGTTCTGGCACTGTAAAGTCATATACCTTCAACGCAACGCTCCTTAAATACCTTCTGACAAATGCTTTATCATAGCTTCTTTGGTTTTTTTTAAACCCTCTATGTTGTTACCGGTTATACGATTATCAATTAATGCTATCATTCCTTGGCATAAAAGAGATTGCATATCTCTTATTTCTTTGATAGATTTATAATCATTTTCCACATTTATTTCTAATTTATCCACTCGATTTTTTAGCTTAAATGCCGGATGCAACAATTTGTATATTACGGCTCCTGCGCCTCCAAGAGTAATAAGCCAACCGCATACAACCATAATAGAGTTTAATGTTTCCATAAATTATCGCCTTTCCCAGTAGTATATTGGTATTTCTTGACCGCTGTCCCATGTGTCCCAGTAAAATCCATCCACAACCGTTACCACATGACCATCAAGCCCAAGAACAAATACTCCGTTTTGGTGGTCTGCCGAAAATTCTTCCACGGTATAATCTTCTGGATATTCGTCTGGTATAATGTTTCTCAGAAACCCGTTGCGCCTGAGATATGTCCCCCACACGCTGTTAGCTGACGGCATATCTGATTTCTCGCACGCCACCACCATAACGCCAGCAAAGGCGGTTTCCCAATCCTGTCCGGTTGCTTTGCAGATTGCACGTATGGCACAGTCGCCTACACGCTGATTACGGACTGGGTTAGGGTTATATGGTTTCCATCTATTCAAATTCATTCCCCTTTCGCATTTTGATACCGTCTCGCCGCCCCTCTGGCCTTTGCAGCCTGTTCACGGCTCCAGCGGGCAATCTGTAATCTCTCTGACTGAGTTCTAAGGTTATTCTCCTTACAGAACTCGTTATATGCCTTATACTGCTTGGATAGCAAGTAGGATTTCCGGTCAAGCGCCTGCTGTAGCTCAAACTTTGCCGCCTTGTCCTGGCATTTCTCTACGGCCTCTTGCAGGCTCATAACCTCGCGCTTGGTCTTGCGGATGCGGTGTTCAAGCGTTCGCTGGCGTTGCTCCTTTTCGTACTGATTTCGATTTTCCTCTGTGTCTATTGGGTCATACGGATTATTTTCTCCATCACTTGGGCCAAAACTATGCCTGCAATTTACTCCACATAGCCCGGTAATATCTCCATACCCTGTAGAATAGTAGAAATCCGGAAATCTATGTCCATATTGTGGGAGGCTGTAGAATTTTCCTTGCCAAAGTTCATGATTCTCTGGTATTCCTCCAATATTTCTTGCGCCTACATGTGCAGACACAAGCACGACTTCCCATTTCATCTCTTCCATGCGCTTCAATGTTATCTGTGCTGTTGCCTGTGATATACCTGTCCGCACAGCCCGCGCCGTAGCTGTTTCTATCGTGTCATTTCTTATGTCTCCAGTATTTTTGCTTCTGTATTGAATAAGAGTAATACCCCCACTGGCCACATTTTCTACGGCCGCTTTAACTGCTTGTGTGTAAGATGTTGCTCCACTCATAACTTTGTTATAGGCCATATCGCATTCGCTAATAAATAATCTTTGAGCAGATTGCGCCGTTGTCCTAGTGTAGTTTTTCCATTCCCCCAGCGTTGCCCGATAATTCCGCTCCATCAGCCGGATAAGCGCCGGGGATTGTGTCAGCGGCATAGGGGACAAGCCGGCGGCCTCGTATATCTTATGGTCATATTCCAGTGCTTTTATCCCGGCATCCTCCATAGCCGCTTTAATCTCTTTTTCCTGCCGCTTGGTATACTTGGATAACTCTGCTGTTATATCCTCCAGCAGATACCCTGCGTCCTGCAATACCTGTATGCGCCATCGGTCAGAGGATGTGAGTAGGTAATCATCGCCGCGGCCTATGCGTATCATAATGCGGTCTATTATTTGACGGATAATGTATGTATGGAGCTGAGAGGCTATTTCTTCGGAACCATCAGCTATATGCTGGAGATAATTAGGACTTAACATTCTGTATTCCTTCTATTAGTTTTTTTAATTTCAGCATCACAACATTTATATCTTGTACATACTCAACCGTCACGTCCGGCTCCGGCCCCTCCGCAGTCACTGTGGTGGTTGTCCGTCCTTTGTAGGTGGTCAACTCCGCAAGTGCTGCTATGGTGTCTGTCCCCAAGTCTGTCTCTACCGGGGTATCCAGGTAAGTGACTACCTTAAGTGGATGGGCAGCAAGGTGGGCTTTCCAGGCAGAGAGGCCCTTGTCGGCTACTGTAGCATCGTAAAATGGAC